GAAACCGCTGCTTTAGCCTTAGGTATTTTAGGATCAGAAGATAGCATTCCTATGCTAAATGATTTAGTATTAAATACTCCAGCAGGTAGGAAGGCTGTAGGAAGGACTAATGAGGTTCCGTTTCGCACTAGAACTTTTGCTGTTTATGGGTTAGGATTAGTTGCTAGTGAATCAAGCAACCCAGAAGTTGTAACAAAGGTTTCCACAGACCTCAGAGGTATAGTTACACAGGATAGCTCTAGCTATAAGGATGTTAAGATTGCTGCTATAGTATCTTTAAGTTTACTTAAACTTGATACTGATACTAGAGATGAGCAAGTAAGATTTTTATTAGACTACTTTAGAAATAAGAATAATGATCACTTAGTCCGTGCCCATGTACCAGAGGCATTAAGTTTTTCTATAGCTAATGCTAATGAAGCTGAATACGCAGCGTACAAGGATGTTATGTGTGATGAGTTCATTAGTAAGTTGTCTTATACTAGTACTGAAAAAAGAGAGGTTCAGCAGAGTTGTGTTATTGGTTTAGGCTTACTCGGTGACGCTGATAATGATAAAACTGATAAGAAAATTAGAGAAGCTCTTTTCAAAGTCCCTATTAATGTGTCTGATCAACAGACTAGAGCGTTTGCATTAATTGCATTAGCTACCCTGGGAAGTAAGGAAGGTACTGGACCTGACAGTTTAGCAGGGCTTACGGAAGTCCAGAAGTACTTAGTTACTCAGACCCAAAGAGGGAAGAGCTTTGCTAAACCATGGGCTTCTATTTCCTTGGGAGTTATGGCAAATCATTTAGGAGAGGCACACCTACCTGTTCCTGACATTATTCATAAAGTCCTAATGAGGGGAGTGAAAGATGAAAAATCCCCTGACCGATTAGGGGCTGTCTCTGTAGCAGCAGGACTAGCAGGAGGTGTGGACACGGGAGCCCTTCTTTTAGAGAAGCTTGACACAGTAAGTGATGCTGGCACTCAAGGGTATCTCTGCGTAAGCTTAGGATTACTGAACTACCGTCAAGCTATTGAACCTATCAAAGAGATTGTAGTTAAGTCTAAGTACCGTCCTGCGTTGTTGCAACAAGCAGCTATAGGTATTGGACTCATGGGAGATCATTCTTTAGTTCCTGATTTGGTTAAGATGCTGAAGGAATCTAAGAGTACTGCAACGCAAGCTTCGATTGTAATGTCTTTAGCTTTTATTGGAGACTCTCGTTCGATTGATCCTTTGGTTGAGCTACTAAATGATGATACGCATACTGAAAGAGCCAGAGGCTTTGCTGCTGTGGCATTAGGTATGGTCGCAGATAGGATGCTATTACCTTGGAACTCAGATCTTAGTTGTGATTTAAACTATCGTGCATCTACCCCAACTTTAAATGCCTTAGAAGGAACAGGTGTTTTAAATATTCTGTAATGATTATGCTAAGTGATAGAGCAGCCCTAGAGGTTGAAAGAATTTAATGGCAAAATACGAGTGGATTTGTAGAGAGTGTAATATTTATTGGGAGAGAGAGTATGATGTAGGGAAGGCTCCCAACAGAACAAAATGTCCTGCTTGCAGAACTCTCTCCCACAGGTTCTGGCAGAATGCCAACATAGGCGTATCTTTTTGTGATAATAAAGACTTTCATACTGTGAGGCAGCGGTACAAGAAACACGCACAGATGGGATTTGATGAGGACTCAGGTAATAGGTTTTTACATAGATCTATTAAACAAGTTAAAGATAATCTTAACGATGAATCTTATCGCTACAAATCTGCCAACATTAAGTGGGACAAATTTGCAGCAAGTAGAGGGGCAGAAAAAGTTAGCTCCGCAGAGGCAGAACAAAAGCTAAAAAATGCTAAAAAATTAACCTCAGATGCCTATGATAGAGCAAATAAGATGGGCTACAAAGACGCTGGCGCAACTAACCTAGACATATCAAAACCCGAAAAAAATAGTTAATACTCATGGCTTATGAATTTAGTGAGAATATCCAACGAGGTATTCTATACTTTTTGAAATCCAATAAAGATTTCTACTTACAGATTGTAAATCTGATTGACCCTGAATACTTTGAGTTCCCTTCACACTCAAAGATTTTTGGTGCTGTTAAAACTTATTATGATAAGTATAACAAGCTTCCTAACGATGATTTTATTGTTCAGGATTTAAAACCTACGCTGGGGGCCAGAGAAAATGCCTCTGATTATGAGGATGAGTTAAGTTATATTAATAACTTAGACACCTCTACCGCAGGGAATCCTGAGTATATTCTGGATCTCGTAGAAGCGTTTGCTAAAAAGGAGGCAATGAAATCTGCAATAGCAGATAGTATTTCCCTAATCAAAGAGGATAGGGTGGAAGAAGTAGAGGCTCTGGTTAAGAAAGCTCTGCTCGTTAACAGAGATGTAGACACGGGACAAAACTACTTTACCGATCTTAAGGATAGGTGGGACCGTATCTTTAATAAGAAAACTGAGAAAAAGTATAAGACATTCCTACCCTCAATCAATAAGTCTTTGGAGGGTGGTTTAGGGTCCAAAGAAATGGCTATGGTCATTGCCCCTCCTGGAGTTGGTAAATCATTGTTCTTGGTCAATCAGGGAGTCCAATCAATGATCGAGGGTAGGAAGGTCTTGTACATCTCCTTAGAAATGAGTGAGGATAAGATTGCTCAGAGGTTCGATTCTATTATGACCTTAGTTCCTCAGTTCAAGCTTAAGGATCCTGCCAACCAACTAAATGTTAAAGAAAGATTAGATGTTTTTAAAGAGCAATTCTCAGGCAGCCAATTAATCATTAAAGAGTTCCCTACAGGCCAAGCGTCTATCAATACTATTAGGAACCTGCTGGTACAACTTAAGAATTATGAGGATTTTGAGCCTGATCTTCTTATTGTAGATTATCTGGAGCTTCTTAGGCCCACAAGGGAAATCCTACAAGAGTACCAAGCGCAGCAAAGGATTGCCGAGGAGCTTAGAGGAGTAGCTATGGAACATAACTTCCTAGTGTGGACTGCTACCCAAACCAACCGACAAGGTAGAATGGTGAAGATTATTACAGACGCAGAGCTTGGAGATTCTTATGGTAAAATTAGAACTTGTGATTTTGCTATATCTTTGAACCAAACCGAAGAAGAGTTTGATGATGGACAGATGAGGGCTTTCGTTGTTAAGTCTAGAAACGGTAGACCTAGATTCATTGTCCCTATGGCAATTGATTACAATATTTTGAGGATGGAAGAAGCAGAGGATACTTTCGCCCAAGGAGGAGACTAATTGGTAATTTCCAAGAAACAATACCCTATCCACCCCATGCAAGTATATACAGGAGTAAAGTCTTTTAATATTGAACAGCGGCCTTTAACTAAAGACAACTTGTATGGATGTGTAGAATTTCCCAAGTCTCTTTTAACTATTGATCCTAACCAATGTATAGAAGATTATAAAGGAACTCTTTTACATGAAATATGTCATATTGGTTTTGATCTTTATGGCTTGGGAGATGATGATGAGATGCCTCAACTGGGTAATGAATTTCTAACTACTGTTACCTCTAATATGATTCAGCAATTAGCAGGACTTAATAAAGAACTGTTCGAATTTATCTTCTCCTCCTCTAAATAAGATAGGAGAATTACTATGAAAGACGCAACCCTAAAAGATATCTATCCCAAAAAAAATTACCCCACCACTCAGCTATGTGTTTACCTGAATGGGTCTTGGCAATTTGCAGCACCCACTTCCCCTGTAAGGAAAACTCAAGGAAATACAGTATCTTACTACAAGATTAACAAAAAGTTTGGCATAGCTCACTCTAGACAAGTTAACCCTGCTAAAACTACAAGCCGAGGAGAGGCAGGAGATTACTTAGTTGAAGATATGAATCACGCTTATTCTATAATGAAAGTTTCGCAATATAAGATGTTCTTCCCTCTTCCCCGTTATTCGGACTCTCAAATACAAGCAACTAAAACAACCGCTCAAACCTCACAATCATTAGATAATCCAAAATTTATTGGAAAGATAGTTGAACAATATGAGGACCCCAACTATAATACATAGTACTAATAAAACTAGGATACTAATATGCACGAACTAATTGAATCCCTTGATGATTTTACCTGGGAAAACTATAAAGACATTAGCGATGCTCTTGTCACCTTCACCGAGTATGGAGTGGAGGATGAGATGTTTCGACAAGCATCCATCTACTCCTACTATTATGGACTGATGAGCATGGCTAAGAGGAAAATGAATGAGTGTTCCCTTAATGTCACTCACTTCGCATCTGATCTTAGGAAATCTACGAAGGCAGAATCAGGCGTTAAGCTTACTGCTAAAGACCTTGATGATATTGTCATG